CGAGAACGTGTATCAAAACATCCCCGTTGAAATCATCAGTAAGGACGACATCTACGCATTCTGCGGATGGGATACTTACCGCATCCTTGCGAACAAACTTGTAGGCTTGAACCTGTTTCAAGGTGACCTCGGGCAGTTGGGCGCAGGTGAGATGTTTTTTCCATCGACCAATATGCGTGTATGCGCGGTCAACGGATTGAACAGCACGCGCCGCATCGTGGCAACGTCATTGAGCAACCTGTTCTTCGGAACTGACCTGCTTAGCGATGAAGATACCTTCCGCATCTGGGCGAGTTACGACAACGACCAAATCCGCTTCCAAGCCGCGCTGAAATACGGAGTGCAGTTTGCTTATCCCGAATTTATGGTGCTGTACAAAGCGAGCAACGCAACGACACCTGCTGGCTGATAACAGGGGCAGGGAAACCTGCCCTTCTTTTTCTTTTGACACTATAAACAAGAAAAAATATGAGCTGTGCATTAACATCAGGATACGCATTAGGATGCCGCAACAATGTCGGCGGCATTAGCGAAATTAGGCTTGCATCGTGGAACGTAACAGGTTCAGTAGCCACCAACGCCACAGGCACGGTGACTGGCTTCACAGGTTATGCTTCGGGCGGCACTGCCTTCTACAAGTTTGAGTTGCCGAAGGGCGTTGGTCAGTTCACTGAAACGACAAACGCCAGCATCGAAAACGGCACGATTTTCTACCAGCAAGAAATGACGCTGGTCATCAACAGGCTCACGCAGGAGGTACGCAATCAGTTGCGCCTTGCTTCGAATGGCAGGTTGTTGGCCATTGTAACTGACCGCAACGGCAAATATTGGCTGTTGGGTGAAACGAATGGCATCGAGGTGACTGGGGGTACTGCCCAGTCAGGCACAGCGATGGGTGACCGCGGTGGTTATGAGTTGACGTTTACGGCGATGGAGGCACAGCCTTGCAGGGAAGTGCTATCGACTGCGATTGCAGGGGTAACCGCAACAGCGCAAATCACAGGCGGCGCGAATTAAGTGTAGTTCAGTTTGGGTTGGTTGAAAGCCAGTGCGTTAAGGGTCGCACTGGCTTTCTTATTTTTGCACAACGTCAACCCTTAAATCTGCACAATGAGAATTTGCATCGTTTACAACCAACACCCAACAGGGTGCAGTTACTATCGCCTTGAAATGCCGAATGCCGCGGTTCACGACCTATGCGGTGGAGTGGTGGATTTTGTCAGCATCGATGACATCAGGCGTATGGAAGAGGATGAGTTGAAAACGATTGACCTATTCTTGTACAACCGAACGTGGATTGCAGGGCCGTTGGAAGCGGTGGAACAGGTCGCTAACATCCTTCGGCAGTACGGTGCGCGCATCATCCTTGATATGGATGACTATTGGCATTTAGGCACAGGGCATTCATTCTATCGCCACTACCACGACACCAAGATGCCTGCGATAATTGAGAAGCATATCAGGATTGCTGACCACATCATTTGCACTACCACCTACCTACGCGATGAGTTGGTGAAGTTCAACAAGAACGTCAGCATCTTCCCGAACACGCCATACCTGCAATACAAGCAATTTCAGGAACAGCCAACGCAAAGCGAGCGGGTGCGCTTCGGTTACTTCGGTGCGGCCCAGCACACGGAGGATGTGGAACTGATGCGGTCACCACTGCAACGCCTGTCGGATGAAACCGAACTGGATGGCAAGTATATGATTTACTTGGCGGGCTGGAACGAAAACAACCCAATCTACCAAGGGTACGAGCAGGTGTTCAGCAACAAAGGGAAGAACAACAACTATTCGCGCATCCAAGCGGCTGACATATACAGCTATGTGCAGGGATATAATTGGGTGGACGTTAGCCTTGCGCCACTGCGCGACACGAAGTTCAACAGGCTGAAATCAGAGTTAAAGATCACCGAAGCGGCGTGGATGGGCAAAGCGGTCATTGCCAGCGAGGTGCCGATGTATGCGGATTGCATCGAGAATGGCGTGGATGGGTGGCTTGTGCCTGAAAAGAAGGATAAGTTGTGGTACAAGTATATGCGGGCATTTATCAACGAACCTGCGATGGCGAAGGAAATGGGTGAGCGGTTGCGGGCGAAGATGCAGGGCAAGTTCGACATCCAGCAAATTAGCGAGGCGAGGCTGAATTTGTACAAAAGCGTGGCGCGTGGTATTTAGAGGTAATGCTATACCTGAAAGCCAGCCAATCGAATACCATCAACGTCACGTGGACTGAACGCGCAACAAACGCGACTATCTACAAGTTGATACTGACCAATATCGCCAAGAACACCAGCACGGTGGTGTACATTGACGCGATTAGCAACGCGAGCAGTTACGAAGAACGCTATGACCGCTTCACCTTCACGTTGGGTGCGCTTGAAAAAGGGCAGTACAAATATGAGGTCTTGCAAGATGCAAACGGATACGCGGCGGGTGACGCACTTGGTGGCGGCCTGTTCGTGTTTCAAGATTCAGGATATGCGTACATCAGTGCGGCGGCTGACCAAGCAACGGACGCGCCGTGGGGATGTCAGGGAACGAATATAAGCGGCACATTGAATGCAGTTGGCACAGGCTCGGCAAACACGGCGTTAATCGTGGCAAGTTGCGCTACATCGGGTATAAGCGCGAGGATTTGCGACCAATTGACCCTGAACGGGTATAGCGATTGGTTTCTGCCTTCGCTTGATGAATTAGCGCAGATGTACACCCAGCTTGATGCTAACGGCTTTGGTAATTTTGCAAATCAAAGCTATTGGTCATCAACCCAATCAAGCGCAACGCAAGCATACACGATTGACTTTAATAACGGCAATACCAACGCTCACCAGAAGTCGCAAACCAACCGCCACACGCGAGCGATGCGCCGCTTCCTGATGGGAACGCCAAGAGTGGTAGAAACAGGGCTTGCATATATCGAACCCGCAGTTGAAACCTACGTTGCACCAAGTAACAACAACACCTATGTCAGCTTCTAAATTCGCATTCAGTTTCATCCCGACCACCGACTACCAGTTGCCTGTTATGCTTGAAAACAAACAGGCCAATATGGTGCTGTTTGGTGAGCGCAATGAATATCCCTACTATTTGCTGGACAACTACCACAAAAGCGCGAAGCACTGCGCCATCGTGAATGGCAAGGTTCACTACATCGTAGGCAAGGGGTGGAAGGCAAGCGACAAAGGCACGGTTGAACAGCAAGCAAGAGCGGAGGAGTTCATCCGCGACCCGAATGTTGAAGATGATTTGAACGACCTTACCGAGAAGTTGGTGCTGGATTTAGAGTTGTTTAACGGCTTCGCGCTTGCAGTCACTTGGAATCGGGGTGGCGGCATCGCCTTTGTTGAACACGTTCCATTCCAAAAGGTGCGGGTGAGTTTGGACGATGAGATGTTCCTAATCGCCGATTGGTACGATGCGCGGATGATTCAGCAGTTTCCGAAGGGCAACGAAGTGGAGAAGATGCCGAAGTTTGACGAAAAGAACCGCGTTGGAAAGCAGATGTTTTACTACCGCCATTACAGCGCAGGCGTTCAGCATTACCCGCTTCCGAATTATCAAGGTGCGCTCGCGTACATTGAATGCGATGCGGAGATAGCGCGCTTCCACATCAACAACATCCGCAACCAGTTTTGGGGTGGTCAGCTCATTAACTTCGCTGATGGCATACCTACGGAGGAAGAAAAAGATGAAATTGAGCGGATGATGCGCCGCAAGTTCAGCGGGGCAGGGAATGCAGGTAGATTCGTGCTGACTTTCAGTAGTGGAAAGGAAAGTGCGCCGAGCATCCAGTCGCTAACGCCGAGCGATTTGGACAAGCAGTTTGACCTGCTGAACAAGCAGATTCAGGAGGAAATATTTGTGGCGCATAACGTCACCAACCCGATGCTGTTTGGGGTCAAGACCGAAGGGCAGTTGGGTGGCCGTAAGGAGTTGATTGAGGCTTACGAATTGTTCAAAAACACCTACGTCAACGCGCGGGTGATGATTGTGGAAAGGATGGTCAACTACATCGCAGGGTTTAACGACATCGAGGGCTTGTATTTATGCCCTACCGACCCAGTTACTGAACAACTGAGCGAACAGGTGCTGACGCAGATAATGACGCGCAACGAACTGCGCGAAAAGGCAGGACTTGAACCGCTTGAAGAAGAAGCCACGCAACCCGAAGGCGCACCTGCGGCGGAGGCATTGGCGAGCGAGCCAGTGAACGAAGCACTGCGCACGATGACAGGGCGGCAGTTTCAGCACCTGATGCGGATAGTGCGCAACTTCCAGTCAGGCAAGATTAGCGAGGCGCAGGCCCGCACGATGCTGGGCAGTGGCTTTGGCTTGACCGCCGAGCAGATTAACGACTTCCTGACCGATGGACAGGCGGAGTTCAGCGCACAAGGCGAAGATGCAGAGATGCGGATGTTGGCGGCGATTGGGTCGCAGTATGGCGATGACGCGGAAGGCTTTGACGTGGTTGATAGTTGGGAACTTGCGCTTGAAGGTGACCCTGAAACGTTTGCGGTGGATGAGGAGGAAGAGAAGTTGGATAAGCGGATAATGGCGTACAGGAAGAAGAACAGGCTTGCAACGGTAAAAGAAATAGCCGAGGCGTTGAAGGTTAGCCCTGCGAAGATTCGCAAGCGGATTGCCTATCTGCTTGAAAAAAACCGCTTCCCGATTAGCCGCGACATTGACATCGCAACGAAAGAAAAGCCAGTCGATGAGGAAGTGGTGGAGGTGCGCTATCGATACGATTGGAGGCCTGAATATGCGGGGTTAAGTAAAGCCGATGGATACGACAAGAGCCGCAAGTTCTGCCAAACGATGCTGGATTTAAGCGCGACAAAGTTGTACACAAGGAGCGATATAAACGACATCGGGCAGTTGGTTGGGTGGAACGTTTGGGAGCGCCGAGGCGGTTGGTTTACCCTTCCGAACGGCAACCACAGGCCATCGTGCAGACATATGTGGGTTCAGCAGTTAGTGGTTAAAAAAGGAACAACAGTAAAACGTGTAGTGTAATGAGCATCGCCCTATTTGTATCGGAAGAATACCTGCTGGAAAACAGCGTCATAAACGAAAACGTAGCGTACACCCAAATCAGGCCCACGTTGGTCAAGGTTCAGGATATGCACATTCAACCCGCGCTTGGCAGTGCGTTGTACAAGGAAGTGCAGGCGCAGGTGGTTAGCGGTTCGGTGACCGCGTTAAACACGACCCTGCTGGAAGATTACATCCAACCTGCAATCGTGCAATGGATGTACTTTGAACTGCCGATGGTGCTGTCGTTCAAGTATATGAACAAAGGGATGGACAGGCGCACCAGTACCGAAAGCAACCCGATGAGCGTGGATGAGGTGTTTAAACTGATGGACAAAGTCAAGAACGATGCGGAATGGTACACGGAAAGGATAACGCGTTACCTGCAAGAGAACCACGCCAGCTATCCGCTATTTGACAACCCACCAACGGCGATTGACACGATTTACCCGAATGGGAGTTCTTACGAAACAGGGATGGCTTTGGGAAGGCGTGGCCGCTTCCGTGACCCATTGGATTACCCTGAAAAACGCTTTTACCCATTTTAATGGCACACGCGAAAAATATCAACAAATTAAAGCAGTACTATGAGTTGGGTTCGATTAAAGAACGACCTGCTGACCTTTGCGGCGGCACATCCACAAATCAACAGCGTGGGATTCGGCGACCCGCTGTCGATAGGAACGGACAACACGATAAACCTGCGGACAACCGACAGGGATAGGGTTGTTTACCCGCTTTTGTTTGCTGACCTGCAATCGATGACAGTAGGCGTTGGTGCGCTTACGCTGGGCGTGAGTGTGCTGATAATGGACCGCGTTGAGGATAGCCGCAACCTATCTACGGCGGTGACTGGTAGCGTTGTAGCGCGGTGGACTGACAATGAAGATGAGGTACTCAATGACACCTTATATATAATGCGTGACTTTATCAGCAAGTTCACGAATGACCCTGCGAAGGATTACACGTTGCAAGATGCGGTTAGTGCAACGCGCTT